GCTAAAAAATCCCCTAAATCATTCAATGTTATCAGACAAATTGTTGCTGATAATAACATAACTGATTTTGAAAGTTTATACAAAAAACTATATGAGGAGGTAGACAAATACACCTCTTCAACAGCTGGTTTAGTAGTCATCCATATAAATGAGCATATCTTTCAAAGCGCATCAGTTGTTGATAAAGAAATATGTTTCATGGCATGTATTGCTAAAATTTTAACCACATGAAATATTTCCTAAAGTATAGTCTTTCGTGGGTATCAAATAATTTAGCCGTACCTTTCTGGACAGTAGGGCATATCCATTTGATGACCACAATTTATCAAGATATAACAGAGATATTAACATCAATTGGTATGAACCTAATAGTTGCAGCTGGTTTTATCCATGATTTTATAGAATACAAAAAAGAAAAAGTAAATAAATAAAAACAAGTTATATGCAAAAACAACCAGAATTAAACATTGACTTTACAACAACTACAGCTGTTGAAGGTTTTGACGGAGGTCAATTATTTGGACAAGCGTTTATCCTACGCAAAATCTCCAAATTTATAATTGGAGCCCAAGAGGATGCTCTTATTCCAATCCCGGTATTTTATGATTTAGAGTCTAAAAAAATTATCAAAGATTCTTTACCACCAGAACTTAGAGAAGAATACACAGATATTTCATTGTGAGTAAACAAAAAGACATAGCTAATTTATTTGGGTGGTTGAATGAAATCACCCTTTATAAAACCCCTATTGAAAATATCTCGGAGGAATCATGGAAACAATTTAATGCTTTTATGATCAATAAATACGTATCTATGTGCCCTGATTATATTGAATTAGTCAACTATATTCAAAAAATCCCATACGACAATAAAAAACAGATATATTCAATTTACCTCGAGATGATTCCAAAAAGAAAAGTATTTTTAAAATACATTGGTTCGAAAAAAAGTAAAACCAATTTAGAACTAGCTGAATATATAGCTAAATATTTTGAATGTAGTTTAGGGGAAGCCGATGAATATATCGACATTTTACGTCCCGCAGGAGTAACAGGTGTTCTAAATCAATTAGGGGTAGAAGAAAAAGAAATTAAAAAATTATTAAAATAATGGATAAAGGTTTTAGAGTTATTAAAGGAACAGATTCTATTGTTGACTCAATCATTGACAAGTTTGTTGAAAGAGCAACATTCGGAAAACAAAAATATGGAACAGATTTAGATAGAACAGATCTATCTTTAGAGGATTGGCTAGAACATTCTATCCAGGAAAAATTGGATGATATTCTATATATGCAAAAATCACTTCAAACATTGCGTGAAGCAAAAAACTCATAATATTTATAATAAAACACTATAAAATGGAAAATATTGAATTACAATACTCAAATAATGGATCTTTAATGCAGGGTATTCATAATGGAGATTATTTAGATAGCAACGAAATATCTAAAGTTGTTTTTGATGCTCTTGAAGGAGAAAATCTCCCCCCAGAAGCTTCTTCTCCAGAATTGCTTGGAAATATCTTACAGAATTTCTCAGAAGGATGGCTTAAACCAATTCAATCTATTTTAGGTAGTAAAGGAATTAATTTTACAGTAAAAGGTGATAGTTATCAATATAATTTAAGAGAAAGTAAAATGACAAACGAAACACTTAGAATGCAAGTGCTAGCAGGTATAATCACAGAAAGTGAATACAAAGCAAAATTAAACGAAAATATTGAACAATTAGAAGATTATATTTCAAATTTATTTGATATGAGTGTTCCTGAAGAGGCCACTGGTCAATTTAATGGCGTTTGGGAAAAATCAGAATATGCTGATAAAGAAGCATATAATGATGCTGAAGAATTTAATAAACTTATTCAACATTTAAAAAGTAATGGAGGAAAAGCAACATTAGAAGGAAATCCTAATATTATGTTAAGATTACTTCCAAATGGAGATATTAAATTTAGTGCTAATCTTGATTCCATGAATGAAAACAAAAAATCTAAATCTAAAAAATCGTTAAATGAAAATTTTGTTGGAATTGGAGCCATCAACAACCCATTTCCAACACGTAAAAAATCAGATTACGAATTAGCTTTTGATCATTATATGGGTAACATAAATGAGGGTGATGATGTTCCTACAAATCCAGAAGACTATACTAAACAACCTGGGTATATTTCTGAAGAAGATGAAAACCCAATCGATGCTATCACAATGGATGTTCCTTTATTTATTCGCATGTTAGAATTCGCTAGAGAAGATGCTTCAACTGATATGGATTTACATGATTTAGCTGAAAAAGCAATTGCTATGAGCGCTGAAGGTGAGGTATTGTCAATGGATAACTATGAAGATCTAGTTGGTGCAGAAACATCTGAGGAAAACTAAAATAATATTTAGGACCGTTACCCAACAGTAACGGCGAAACCCCCAACGTTCGCTATCGTGGGGGTTTCTTTTTCTTATTTGGAAAATTAAAAAAGTTTTTGTATATTAAGGTTATGGCAAAAAAGAAATATGTCCCTCAAGTAGTAAAGGATATTCGAAATACAATTAAAAGAGAAATAGATTGGTCCACTCAAAAACTTATCTCATACTCTCAACTATCAATGTACACAGAGTGTCCTAAAAAATGGTCACTCCAATATAAAGAAGGACAGAAACAATTCAACTCAACAATCCATACTGTATTTGGTAGCGCCTTACACGAGGTAATCCAACAGTATCTAACAGTAATGTATGAACAAAGTGGAGCAGTAGCAGACAGAATCAACACATCTGAATTGTTCCAAGAAAAACTAAGCGAGGAATATAAAAAACAATATATAGCAAACAAAAAACAACATTTTTCTACCCCTCAAGAACTTAGAGAATTTTATGATGATGGAATAGAGATAATCAGAGATTTCTCCAAAAACAAAGGTAAACATTTCTCCAAACGTGGATGGTTTTTAGTTGGATGTGAAATTCCTATCTCGCTTACTCCAAACATCAAATTACCTAATGTTTTATATCAAGGTTATTTAGATATTGTGATGTATCATGAACCAACCAACACAATCAAAATTTATGATATAAAAACATCCACTGGAGGTTGGTATGATAAACAGAAAAAAGATGAACTGAAACAATTTCAACTTATTTTGTACAAAAAATATTTTTCTGAACAATACAATTTCCCCATTGACAATATTAAAATAGAATTCTTTATAGTTAAAAGAAAAATGCCAGTGGACCCAGAATATCCAGTTAAACGTATTCAAACATTCTCCCCACCATCAGGAAAAGTTAAAATAAACAAATCAACTCAATGTATGGATAAGTTTATAACAGAGGCATTTGATTCAAATGGGTTTAAAAAAGTAGATTTGCAACCTAAAGAAAACGATAATTGCAGATGGTGTCCTTTTTATAAATGTATTGTTTGTAAATCTACATATGAACTCTAAAAATCTTGTTACTTTTTTTGTGACTTTTATATAATTTTATAATATGTATAACTGAATGGGACGTTTAAAAAAATATAATTCCCCCGAGGAAAAAAAACTAGCTCAAATTGAAGCTTCTAAGAAATATTACTGGACCAACAAAGAACAAGAAGATGAAAAAGCAAGACAACGCTATTATAGGAATATACAAAATAACCAACCCAAAGGGTAAAATTTATATTGGACAATCCGTTAATATAGAATATAGAAAAAACCAATATAAAAATTTAAAAACATACCAACAACCTAAAATATATAACTCAATAAAAAAATATGGTTGGGAAAATCATATTCATGACATTATAGAAGAATGTTCTATAGAATATTTGGATAAGAAAGAGACATATTGGAAACAATATTATCTTGATAAATTTAATAGAGATTGGGATATGGTTTTATTTTGTAATCTTCACGACAATGGGGGTGGTCCTTTATCTGAAGAAACTAAACAGAAAATTAGCAAAGCAAATATGGGAAGAAAATATACTAAAGAATCCTGTAAAAAAATAAGTCAAAAATTATTCAAAAAGATTTGGCAACATTCGCAGAAGGTTATTTGTATGCGTTTCGAGCGATAGGGCCAATGAATACTCCAATAAAAGCGGATACGATAACTAAAGAGGCATTCAGAGCTGGACAGTGGTGGAAAAGGTCCATAAAGCCCGAATGATCTGCAATCGGGAACCATCGGGAACCAAAACGGGAACTAAAAAATAGTTTGCAAATGTTTAGCTATCTGTACTAGAATGCGGCATGACTAAAGAACAAGCAATCATGTTGGCAGGCTCACTAAGTGAGCTTGCACGCATACTGTCCATCACTAGGGGTGCTGTTTGCCAATGGAAGCAGATACCCGAGGGAAGGGTGTGGCAGTTAAGGGTGTTGCGCCCAGATTGGTTTACGGTAAAATAATTTGAAACACGGCTAGGTCTGAAGTCATGAGCAGACCGAAAAGAGTTACTCCCTCTCCTGCCGCAGTTTCTTTTAAGGGAGCTTGAAAAGGCGAGGTTATGCACTATTACCAGTTCAGCATAGGCGACTATCGAGCCGCCACTGCGCATTTGTCCAACGAAGAAGACTTGGCTTACCGCCGACTCTTGGACATGTACTACGACACCGAAGCTAAAATCCCAACGGATACCCAGTGGGTTGCCAGACGAATCCGCATGGATGCCGTAGTGGTTTTAACTGTTCTCAATGACATGTTTGAAGAGCATGAGGATGGATGGTTTCATGCTCGTTGCCATGAAGTCATCGACCAGTACCATGCGATGGCTGAGAAAAATAGGGCCAATGGTCGCCTTGGTGGAAGGAAAAAGAACCCAGTGGGTAACCCAGTGGCTTCCGACTCGCAACCCATCGCTAAGGCAACTATAAACCAAGAACTATTAACTAATAAACCAATAAAAGATAACAAGCGCGGCTCACGCCTTGCTCAAGATTGGTTTTTGTCAAAGTCATTGGGAGAGTGGGCACAGCAGGAAAGACCAGACCTCGATGTCCGTCAGGTTGCTGAGCAGTTCAAAGACTACTGGATTGCCCAAGCTGGACAGAAGGGCGTGAAGCTCGACTGGGATGCCACATGGCGTAACTGGGTCAGGAACACCAAAGCTGTCAAACCAAACCCTGCTGACATTGTCAGGATCACGGTTCCTGCATCAAATGAGCCTGACCCTGCATTGTTGAAAATTAAACAGGATGAAAAAGTTACTCGTCCCCCAACACCAGA